CGATAAGAGCGATATCTATAAATCGGTTATGCTTTTGGATTTGTTCGCAAAGACTTTTTGCAGATACAGAAATGATTATGAAAGATTTGATGATTTGAAATTCAGATGTGACGAGTGTCCATTTTGTATGAAGGATGGGAAGTGCAAGGTAAAAGAGTTCAAGTGTAAATTTGCACCAGACTACAAGGACTTTGGAAGTATGGCAGACCATTAGGGAGGTGCAGGATGGAAAAGATACTAATTGAAGTGCTTACATTGAGTAACAAAGAAAATATAGTAAATGGCAGTCTGGCAAGTAATTTAATCTTGCAAGCATATAAGAAAGGAATTGTATTTCCCAAGAATGCTACTAACGGAGATATTATAAAGGCGTTATTTCCCGATTCAGAATTACATAAAGAATCAGATTATGCTTACCTAACAATTTCAAAAGGTGTTTATCTTGAAGATAGAGATGGAACTTGGTGGAACGCACCATATAAGGCAGGTGATAGGAATGACAATAAAATACAATAGATTTGCATTATTTCCTCACACTTGCAGTGAGTGTGAAAAATCATTTTGGTTAGAGCCATACAAGCATTTTAAGGTGGATGAATATAAAGTTTTTGGTTGTATTACATATATAACTAATATTTGTAAAGAATGCAGTAATAAAATTAAGAATGATGAGGCGGGTGATACAGATGGAAACAGTTGAGGTTGTGGTAAGGTTGCCGAAAAAGAAACAGTTGACTAATCACCCGAAAGTATACTATAATGGTAGTATACCTATAAAGCACTGCGGTAAGGTGATGGCATTCACCCTGGATGGCAAGATTTTCATCCGGTGCAGGAAGTGCGGGAAATGGGTTGACATCAATATAACTAAATAACTGGAAAGGTTCAGGTTACATCAAAGAGCTGCTAAAAGATATGGAACGGCATATCTTTAGCGGTTCTTTTTGTTTTTTTAAGATTTAAGGAGAAAATATGGCAAAAAAAGGCAGACCGCCAAAGGTCGATATAAAGAAACTTATCGGCGATGTGGATGGATATATTAAGAAGGCGAATCCACCTATTCTTGCCGAGTTTGCTCACAAACATGGAATTACAAGACAATATTTATATGAGCTGGCTGAAACGGAAGCCCATAAAGGGCATAGGGAATTATCTGACGCTATAAAAAGGATCTCAGAAGCAAAAGAAATAACTCTTGAAAAGAAGGCTCTTAACGGAGAATATGCTCAGAACATAGCCATTTTCAGCCTGAAGCAGTTAGGCTGGAAAGATAAGGCTGAACAAGAGGTTAACCTTGCAGTTCTTAATCATGCTGCCGAGATTCTGGGAGGTATCGAGAGTGTCATTGACGATTAAGCAGAGGGAGTACCTGATGTCCTGTAATCACCGATGGAACTGTAAGATAGGTGCAACCGGATCGGGCAAGTCATTCGTTGATTATGCTGCAGTCATACCGAAGAGGATACAAGCTTGTAAGGGTGAAGGACGTATAGTCCTTCTTGGCAATACCCGTGGCACGCTGGAACGGAACATACTTGACCCGATGCGAGAGATATGGACTTCTGACCTGGTAGGGAATATCCGGGCAGACAATACCGTGTACATCTTCGGCAAGAAGGTCTATGCCCTGGGAGCTGATAACAAGAAGCATACTTCCAGGATTCAGGGTATGACTATCGAGTATTGCTATGGGGATGAGGTCACTACTTGGAGCCAGGATGTGTTCCAGATGCTCAAGTCACGTCTCAGGTGCGACCATTCGCATTTTGATGGCACGTGCAACCCTGATTCGCCTAATCATTGGTTCAAGACATTCCTGGAATCTGATGCGGATATATATGCCCAGAATTATGTCATAGATGATGGAGTGCTGCCGCCTTATGTTGTCGAGGAACTGAAGAAGGAATATGCCGGGACTGTTTATTATGACAGATACATTTTAGGCAAATGGGCGCTTGCGGAAGGCCTCATTTTCCCGATGTTTCAGAAGGCCATCGTTGATGTGCTGCCGGATATCCCTGCATCCGATTATGTCGTTTCGATTGACTATGGCACGATGAATGCCTTTGCTGCCATCCTCTGGTCTAAGCGCGGCAATGTCTGGTACGGCGAACGCGAGTATTATTATTCAGGGCGGAATACCGGCATCCAGAAGACCGATGAGGAGTACGCTGCCGATCTTGATAAATGGATAGCCGACATCTGGGAAGTTTATCAGGAGAAATATTATGGCGCCGGGAAGATAATTGCGATCATAGACCCTTCGGCAGCATCATTCATCGCCCTGCTGAAAAAGCGTGAGTGGTGCAAGGTTCGGACTGCGGATAATGCCGTTAGTGATGGCATTCGTGAGACAGCCGTATGCATGCAGATGGGATTGATAAAACTTTTACGTGGAGCGATGCAGAACACTATCAATGAGCTTGGCGGCTATGTCTGGGATGATACAAGCGTTGATGAGCGCCCGGTCAAGATAGAGGATCACGGATGTGACAGCACACGCTATTTTTGCAAAACTATGAAGCTTGCTGCGAAGAACCGTCAGCGTAGTCTTTAGTGATATAAGGAGGATTATATGGTAACCTATCAGGATTTTTTAACGGCTCCCGACAGAACTGCATTCGTGAAGTCCTGCATCGAGAAGCACAAATCATCATCCCTTTACCAGACTGCTCAGCTTGCTGACGAGTATGACCGGCATCAGAACAGGACGATTAAGAGATACCAGAAGCTCATTAATGATATTACGGGAAAAGCCATCCCGGACATATGGGGGGCGAATTACAAGATGGCGAGCAGGTTCTTCTCACGGTTCATCGTCCAGGAGAACCAGTACCTGCTCGGGAACGGCATTACCTGGAATGACGATGCTACCGAGAAGAAGCTCGGCAAGGGTTTTGATACCAGGATGCAGAAGCTGGGGCGGATGGCTCTGAGCGGCGGCGTTTCATTCGGCTTCTGGAATAAGGATCATATGGAGCCGTTCTCCGTGCTCGAGTTCGTTCCACTGTATAATGAGGAGAACGGTGCGCTCATGGCAGGCGTGAGATGGTGGCAGATTGATGCGAATAAGCCGTTAAGGGCAACCCTTTACGAAGTGGACGGGTATACGGAGTACCAGTGGGACAAAGACCATTCAGAGGGTTTCATCCTCAGCCCCAAGAGAGCGTATATGCTGCATAAGACGGAATCCGTGATAGACGGGGTAATCTATAACGGTGAGAACTATCCGTCATTCCCTATAGTTCCTTTATGGGGCAATCCGCAGCGGCAGAGCGAGATCGTAGGCCTGCAGGAGCAGATAGACTGCTATGACCTTATCAAGTCCGGCTATGCGAACAATGTAGATGAGGCTTCATTGATTTATTGGACTCTGGGCAACGCAGGCGGGATGGATGACGTAGACCTGGCGCAGTTCGTCAAGAAGATGAAGACCCTTCATGCGGTCACTATGGATGATGGTGTGAAAGCGGAATCCCATCAGCTCGAGGCACCTTATGAGAGCCGTGAAGCACTGCTCAAGAAGCTCAGGACTGACCTTTATGAAGACGCGATGGCTCTTGACACGCAGAACATAGCATCGGGAGCGGTGACGGCTACTCAGATCAAGGCTGCATATGAACCATTGAACAGCAAGACGGACGAATATGAGTACTGTGTATGCGAGTTCCTGGAAGGACTGCTCAAGATTGCAGGCATAAAGGATGAGCCGACCTTCACGCGTTCCGTACTGGTTAACAGCCAGGAAGAAGTGCAGACGCTGATCCAGGCCGCACAGTATCTTGATTCCGAGTATGTCACGAGGAAAGTCCTCACGCTTCTAGGCGATGGCGATATGGCTGATGAAGTGCTGAAAAGGATGGCGGCTGATGAGCTGGATATGGGTGGGAACACTGGCAGCAGTGATGAAGATGAGGATAATGGCGGCGATGTTGAATAAGCAGCATTTCAGGGATTTGTGAGCATAGGGGCATGTTATGGCAGACGAAGGGCGCAGGGAGACGGATGAAATCCTGAAGGAGATAGAAAAGAGAATATCCGAGGAATATGCCACGGCTGAGAAGGAAATCGCTGCCAAGATAGACGATTACCTCAGGCGCTTCGAGGTGAAGGACGCCCTGAAGCTGAAGGCACTGGCGAACGGCTTAATTACCGAGGAAGAATACAAGCAGTGGCGTACTGGGCAGGTGCTCATCGGTGAGAGGTGGAAGGAGATGCGCGATACTATCGCTCAGGACTTGACCAATGCTGACAAGATATCGAGGAGCATTGCCTTCGACCACATGCCGGACGTCTATGCAATCAACCACAACTATGGCACGTTCCAGGTGGAGAAGGAATCGCTGGTCGATACCTCGTACACTCTCTATGACCGACATACGGTTGAGAAGCTGATGAAGGACAAGGACACGTTCGTCCCTGCACCGGGAAGGACTGTCAGCAGGCACATAAAAGAGGGCAAGGCTCAGGCGTGGAATATGAAGCAGGTGCAGTCTGCAATGATGCAGGGCGTGCTCCAGGGCGAATCCATATCGAAGATTGCGGATAGGCTGGAGAAGCTCGGCCCCAGCGTCCTGAAGGAAGACATCAGGGACTGGGACAAGATGACTGCCAAGAGCCTCTCCAAGGAGCTGACCAGGAAGAACCGCAACGCTGCCATCAGGAATGCGAGGACTCTCACTACCGGAGTGGAGAATGCAGGCAGGGTGGCGAGCTATGACAGGGCCAATAACCTGGGCATAGAGACGGAGAAACAGTGGCTGGCTGCTCTGGATTTCAGAACTAGGCACTGGCACGCATCCCTTGATGGGGTGAAGGTGGCGAATGACGAGCCGTTCGAGAACGAGTACGGCGAGATTATGTACCCCGGAGACCCTTCAGCTGAGCCTGCCAATATATTCAACTGCAGATGCACGCTGATCGCTTCCATAAAAGGATTTGAGCGTGATGTATCTGATATGGGGCTCAGACGTGACGAGAAGCTGGGTGATATGACCTATGACGAGTGGAAGGCAGGACACTATAAGCAGGAGTCTAATCCGGAAGACAAGCAGGATATCATATCCGAAGCTAAAAAAGAAGAGTATATAGAGGAATATAGGGAAATAGAGAGGCAGATATCTGAACTTCGCAAGAAAGAAGAAGAAATCACCGGAATGTCGCACGAAGAATATCTTGAATACCTTAAGAAAAACGGTTCTTCTGTTGATAAAGAATTTGAAGGGTACGAGGAAGAAAAGAAACAGTATTATGAGATTCAGAATCAGATAGAAAAACTCGAAGAACAAAAGAAAGCGATACCATCTGATGCGATAGAAGAAATTGAAAAAACTGTTGAAAAGCAGCCGAAAGATGGTATAATAAAAACAAATAGAGATTATGATTCCGATCTTTGCAAAGGCTTAGGGAAAGAGCATTATGATAATATCCATGACAAACTTGATAGTTGTGG